GGATTGAAAGATGATGTTGATGGACTCAAGCGTCTAATCTCTTACATCAAAGACAATCAGCAGGATACTATTGATTCTTGTTATGGCTTCTATGAAACAAAAGATATGAAGTCATGTGAAGGCGCCAAGATGTATTTGAAGTACGATGGTGGTCGCCCAATGCCAGATTATATGTGCGACAACATTATCAATCTTGCCACTGACTTCAATCATTTTATCAAACTACACGCTGCTGGCAAAGATGGTGTGTCAATGGGTCGCCCATTCCGTTATGCAATCAATACTTATTGCATGAAACATACTGGTACGATTGAGTTCCGCTGCTTCCGTTCTACAACTGACAGAAAAGAAATTGAATCTCAGTTTCGATTCGTGGAGAAGTTCATAGATGCGGCATTGAATCAGGGTCCCTCAGTGAAAGAAATTCTCTCTTCGGATTCTTACAGATTTCCTCCATTTATTTGGAACATCAATGAATATCTTGGTTGGGTTCAGACCAAGTATCCAAAAGAGCGTGGTGAAAAGAAACGCGAGTTCCATGACGCTGCGTGATACAAGTCGCGATGAATTCGTCGCGCATATAACTGAGAACAAGGCTGATGCTTTTGCCAAAACTTTTGTGGCGAAAGCAGATATGCAGCAACATTGGCAGCATTGTATTGGTTGCTGGGATACAAATGAGTTGATGGGCGCTATTATCACCACTCGCTCCAAACGCACTCCATATGTCTTTAACCTACAACTGCTTCACACATTCGCCAAACATCGACGTAAAGGTGTCGCAAGAATACTAACGCAAGATTCTCTCGATCGCGCGCAAGGTCTTGGCACTAGTTACTTCCGCGTTTCAGCCGAACCTGATGCAGTCGTGTTTTATGAATCTATGGGATTCAAATTCTTGGGAAAACAGAAAAGCGGATGTTCACTCAGTATGTTCAAGATTAATGGCAAGAATTTCGCTGATGGAATTTATGATCTAACAGATCCAGTGATACACTCTGCAGTGTATAAAAAAGGTAAGGGAGGATGTATACAAGTATATTAAAATTGCTGTTTACTCTTGTGTGTAGATAGTCTATACTATATCTGTCGCCAATAGTGGTGACACAATTATGGCATAATGTTATTTGCCTGATAGGTGATTAAAATGTTGACAAGCAAGAAGTGTTACGTTTATGGGTTTCGTAATATTGAAAATGGGATGATGAACATCGGTTATAAATCCCCAAAAACCGACAAGTTAGATTATATTTCTTCAATCTCTAATCCCCAATTCTGGGACGACTATCATACTGGAAAAGTCGAACAATATCTACTATTTGAGGGTGATGCTCGAGAAGATGATCTTGCGCAAACTTTAGAATGGTTTGGTCTTGAGTATGGAATGTCGTGGAATAAATCTAAATTCTATAATAAGTCAAACAATGCTCATTGCGTAAATGAATCATTGATGACTGAAAAGCAAAAACAGTTGATTGTTGATTGGATTGAAGGTCGTTCTGATGGCATTCAACCTAGCGATCGATTTGCTCTAGATAAAAATCTTGTGAAAAATATCAAAGAGAAAATTATCTCTGGGTTCTTCAAAATTAAACTTGTAGATACCAAGGAGATTGAAGCATACGATCGCAATCAGATTCGTGTTGAAAAGTATGATGCGAATCACGTCAAGAAAATTCGATCGCGATTTATGCAGCATGCTAAAGATGCATGGGATTGGTTCATGAGCGATCCGATTGTCGTAGTTGTTTCTAGGAAAAATGGTAAACCATATTATATGGTTCTTGATGGTAATAGTAGGCTTGAAGCAGTTACTAAAATTCTGAAGCAAGTTCCTGTTGTTTACATTAATGAAACTGAATTTGGTGCTGAAGATAAGATTCGCCAGAACAATTATGATTTGTTTGGTGTGCTTGCAAATAAAGAGGCATTTGTTGTAAAGAAGTCAAATACCGACTCTGACATCAAACGCACGATTAATAACTTCTTGGTGCGAGAGGGAATTGATCTTTCTGATCCTTTGCAAGTGGATGCTGCGCGTGAACTTATCTACGAGCGATTTGCTGATGTGGTTGAAGATAAAACAAAGTTGAATGGTATCTTTCGTTCTATTCTTCATGACTTTGCAACGCAGCAAAATGCACTCAAGTATCAAAGTAATTTGATTACCTATGATGAAAATTTCTTGACTAGTTATAAGATCAAGAAGTATGATTTAAAGGGTATTGCTTCGATTCATGCGACAGTATCAAAAGCTGAGCATGCTACTGCGTTGGCTTACTGCTTGCGCCGTATGAAAAATATGGATAAAAAGAAGGGTGCTATTGTTCTGTATTATAAGAACAAAAACGAATTGGCTAACGAGGAGCAAGAGAAGTGGATTCCTGATATGCAGGAAACTATTAATTTCTTGAATCTTGATATTGTCATCGATGTTCTTCCTGCTTTTGATGAATAAGGATAAACTTTGTCTCTAGTTGCAGAAAGAAAAGAGTCATTCATCCGCTGGTATGCGTGGTCGATGCAGTTTGGCGACTGCGATCCAGCGGTATGGATGACTAACTATCTCCACCGTCGATACGAACATAATGACGAAGAACGTCTGTGGTTTGCATGGCTTTATGGTAATACCTACCAATTGCCAACTGCATGGGTTTTAAAGAACGAATTCCCAGACTATGAACTCGCCACTGTGGATCGTATCGAATGGTGGAACTCTAGTAATTATACTAGATTGCGCTATCAAACAGACACAAAGTGGAACAAAGGTCACTTGCCTGCCATGTTCGCTTCTTACCAAAAATTTATTGGCAAGAAAACTCAACGCGAGGTTCTAGAAAATTATTATGGCGACAACGAAACACAATCTTTCCACAATCTTTGGAATAATCTTAAAACTTCTCTTCACAAATTTGGTCGCTATTCCACTTGGTTTTATCTTCAGCATCTTGTTCATACTGCTGGCATTAACTGTGTACCTGACAGCCTCATGCTTGACGATTTTGCAGGGTCTCGTTCTCATCGTAATGGTCTGCATCTCGCCCTCGGGCAAGACGACAAGTATGATGCGAAACTCACTATATCTGAATGCGCAGACCTTGAAAGCCATGCCAAGGAGATTCTTGAGGAAACCAGATCTCGATTCCCAGAACTGAGTAGCCAGATAGATTTCTTCACGATGGAAACTTGTTTGTGTTCATTCAAAAAGATCTTTCGTGAACATCATGGGCGATATCTTGGCTACTATCTCGATCGCCAGTCTGAAGAGATCACTCAGGCAGAAGGCGATGGTTGGGCTGGCATTGAATGGAATGTTCTTTGGCAAGCAAGGAATGAAACTCTAGATCTTAGACTTGCCCCAAGAAATAAAATCAACAAAGAAAAGTTTACTTATTTTTTAAGAACAGGTAGAATAGAACGAATGGATTGGATGTTCGATGATGAACAGCCAGTGAAGGAAGGTTTGGAGGCATTATGGTAAGAGTGATTGCGATGGGTGGTGAGCCAGCAACTGGCAAGACCACTTTGATGTTTAAATTGATTTCGATGGCTGATGATTGGCAAACAGTCAAGCCAGAGAAACTTCTTGATGCTATGTATTCCAAGAAATTAAATCTTTACATTCTTGGTAAGTATGTGAACGACGGTAATGTGTTTCAGGGCACTGATCGGTTGTCAATGGCAGTTCAGCCAGATGCTACTGCATTCTTTAGTAATCTTGCATATGAATCAAACGCAGATGGTCATAATGTAAATGTGATCTTCGAGGGTGATCGTTTGTTCAATGGTAAGATGCTTGATCGTCTTTCTGAACTATTCCCAAATGATTTCAAGATTCTAATCCTCACAGTGAAGGATAGCACTCTTGATCAACGTCACATTGATCGTAAAGATGATCAAGATGACAAATTCAAGAATTCTCGTAAGACTAAAATCTCAAATATCATGGGGTCGCTGACGCTCATGGACTATATAGAGACAATGGTCAACGAAAATCTCGATGATCAGTCAAAGATAATTGACAATATTAGAAAATTTTACAACTGGAGTGAATAATTATGCAGT